CATAATAGTCTTTGTTCCTTTAGTGATTTTGTATCTATATATTGGATACTTAGTTTCAGACATCAAACCATATTCCGAATCTATAAACTCTTGGATTGAGAGTTTTTCGGGTTTGATATCACTAAAGTCGATCGTAGCCGTACTAAATCTGTAATGTACAAGTTCTGTCGTTATGAACCTGTAAAAACTGAGAGCTTTTAAAGTAGTTTTATACTCTTTTGCCAGCTCTTCATAAAAGATTTTAGGTACCTGGTAACCCGCTACGTCCAATTTTTGATATAGGCTGTAAAGCCTTTTATCTTGGAGGTCCATGAGGGCATACGATCTTGCAATTGGATCCGGTTTTCTGATACTTTTAACGTCTATATTAGAACGTTTAAGAGATGCTTCTATGTGAAGTAGCTCTAATACAGTGTCACTCTCAACTTTTGAGAGACCTTTAATTTGACTGATTTCTTGCTTTAAAGCAGGCACATTACATACGTACTGTGATCGGTCATAACTATATTTCCTTGATGGGAGGTTTTTAGGCTCACCATAAGGAAGGTGAAATTCGGTTAACTGATGCTGATTATCAAATGCATAGTATTCTATGTGTAGCTGGTCTAACAGGCGTGTCGCCTGCTCTACCTTAATCAGATCAGATTGCAATAGTTGATAGAAAAATTGGATAATTTCGACATCTGTTTCACCTCTAAGGTGAATAGGAGTAACATTCCGTGGACCATTTCTGGTAAACATCATGTCTACTCCACAAGATTCAAGAAAACCATCAGAAGATCTGAATGTCTTCCGTTTGTTGACCTTGAGGCCAGCAGCTTCAAAAGCTACATAAACCTCTGGAAAGTCAATTTCCGAACAAACACCATCATCTCCATAATTTGCCGAAGGCATATTGGATGTTTTAACAGCTGAGATAATAACCCCAACGATGATAGCCATTACCGTAAAGGTAAGCGGAAAGCCTTGAGTTCCTATACAAGTAAGAGGAATAATGCGACCATTCTCGGTCACAACAGTCTTCGGTAAATAATCACCAAAGTATTCCAAGAACTCAGGCCAAACTTTTTCTATATACGACAGATATACTCGGTCAGAAGCACTAGATAAATCAATTGTAGCATATCCTTCTTTTAAGAAGCTGTGTTGAACTGATTGATCATCAAATTGAATGATGTGGTTAGATGTTCTTGACCATAGTGTAATCCAATCACGCAGCCTATCATTAATAATATATTGCTTATCAATAAAGTCACGTGAGGTAATAGTAATGATACGATATTTCTTATAGTTCTTAGGAACTTTAGTTAACTTACCATCAGCTATACCAGTAGTCCATTCTTTAACATTGAAGGTAGAAAGCTTTATGCTTTCTCCTGCAGCCATAGCTGCTATAAGCTCAATGTTTCCATTAACACCGCTAATTGCTGGTGCTAGTAATGGAGGATATGAAGATCCATTAGTTATAATGTACTCTCTATCCGTGGACTCAACTAAATCCTTAACCTCTTGGTAAGGAAAGTTGTGGAAAATTTCAGATATCTTTGTTGCAACAAGTGTAGCATATCTACTACCAATAACAGGAATTTCCTGCGTTTGGATAAACTCGTTCACAGCTTCATCGAAGCTCTGTAGAGGGGAAGAAGTTTTAAACTTAGTCCCAATAGATGCACACGTCCTAGCCTGTCTAACCATTTGGGCAGGCCAAAATGATAAATCATTATGTCGTACATTTGAAATGCTATCGACAATGAAATCATCACTAAATGGACGGATATTAGGTAAATTCCATAAACCGGTCAGAGCTTTAAAAAGTTTTTGACCAGGTGTAAGGTTTTTCGCCCTATTCCGCGCTGCGTTGGTGGAAGATTTAACTTGATGTTGTTTAGGTTTAGAAAGTTTCTTGGCCTTTGCTGTATCAGTTTTTCCTCCTCCTTTTTTACCGTTAGATCCTCTAGATTTTTCTCTAGATCCTGCTCCTTGCTTATCCAATTTGTTATTGTGTTTTGCTTTAGAGAGTTTAGGGTTAGCAACACCATTAGTGTTTGTTTTGCGATCTGCGTGTAATCTTTTTTTCGTTCTTCTACTTGTTGACATTTTTCATCCTTTGGATTAGGGGCATTTAGCCCATTATGTGAATTCCACATAATGTTGACCAGTTATACTGGCATAAAGATAGACCAAATAGGTCTACTTATTAGTAGAAAAGCAGTGACAATAACTATGAATAACATTATATTGCTCATAGTGATCACGATTATGCGTTAGCAATATCGTCTATTGTCCATTCAATTGCACCAGAAGCTAGAGATGCACGACTTGTAGCATCTGGAAGCTCAGCAGAGATATATGATGCAGCTTTTTCCATCGCTGTAGCATAGTCTCCAGGTAGTGCATTAACTGGCACACTCAATTTAACTGTATAAGAGGTAATAAAATCCTCTCCAGTAATAGCATCTTCGTATGGAACATCTATTTTCATAGTTGTCACACGTTGTTTGCCTTCAATTCTTGAACCAACAAATGCTGATTCTCCTAATGGATTTGAGTATTTTGTACCAGTTGTTAGATTTTCTCTTTTGATCATTGTGATATCCTTTTCGGGTTAGCGTAAGCCCCCGATCAAGAAGACTCACGATTAGATGCAGAATCTGCATCATCATTGAATGGTGGTTTACCATAAACTTTAATGAAATGCTTACTAAGGGTACCACCCCTTTCGGCAGAGAAATCTAGCGTTATCTAGGGGCGAAACCCCAGAGTAACGCACCAAGCGTAGTAGCTTGGCCATCAGATAATGGCCCTGTTTTAGTATCGAAACAATCGATACCAAACGTTCCCTCAGGAGGAAACGTTGTTCTACGCAATGGATTCTCATATACCTTGCGAACATAATATTTAAGATGTTCAGTAGAAGTACCTGATTCCTCATACTTATATTGTTCTTTTGGAACATACTTGTAGGGCATCTGTACCCATGTATCCTCAAGATATGTATGTAATACATCTCTATGAAGATCTCTCCAATATCTATAATACCACCACTTTGCAGTGAGTGTATGTTTAAGAATATCGGTATGAGTACAAGTTAGGTAGGTTTCTAAGTTATATGATATAACAAGCTTGTGCGATCCAACTGGCATATAAACTCTTTCGTTTAAATCCAGGGCACCTGAATATTCAGATGTAAACCAATCGTACACAAAAGACATAGGAATAAGGTTGTATAAAACATTACCTAAATCCGAAGTTAGTCTTTGGAAGTATTGCCCTAGCCTAACCCCTGATGTATTCATCAGCGCGGCATCAAACCCGTTTAATTTATAAACGAAGTAGGCATTAG